TGACTTAAAAGTAGGTGACAGAGTTAAAACTAGATACAGTGGTTGGGCTACAGTAACTCAAGTGGGTTGTTATAGTGGAAAGATGATTAAGCTTAATTGTGATGAGAGAAAGTGGTGTTGTCCTTATTTTTATGAAAGTGAATTAGATTTAAAACAAAAAGAAGATGAAAGTAAGAGTAAAGTTTAGAAAAAAATAATTATATTTATAACTTATATAAGTATAAATATGAATGTTACTTGTGGAATATATGGTATAGTCTCCCCATCTAATAAATTTTATATAGGGCAGTCTATTAAAATTGAAGTTAGATGGTTACATTATTTTTCTTTAGATTGTATTGACCAACCAAAGCTTTATAATTCATTACTTAAACATGGTGTTGATAATCATAAGTTTCTAATAATAGAAGAGTGTTGTGTTGAAGTATTAAATGAGAGAGAAAGATATTGGCAGGAATTTTACAATGCTGTTGAAAGTGGTTTAAACTGCAAGTATGTCTCTACTACTGAGAAGTCTGGACCATTGTCTGAAAAAACTAAAATAAAAATTAGTATTGCTAATAAAGGTAGAATTAACAAAAGAAAAAATTACAAACATTCTGAAGAGACAAAGAAAAAAATATCAATTGGTAACAAAGGAAAATCAAGAACTGGATTTACTGGTAAACATTCTACTGAATCAAAAAGAAAAATAAGTGAGTCTAAAAAAGGAAAAGCACTATCAAGTGAGCATAAGTTAAAATTATCAATTGTGGCAAAGGGAAAACCAAGTAAATTAAAAGGGAGGGTTTTTTCAGAAGAAGAAAGAAAAAGAATCTATGCTACTAGAATTGGAAGAAAAAAATAAATAATACAATGGCAAAAATTAAAATGATATTTAATCTACCTGAAGATCAAGCAGAATTTGATTTTGCTGTGCAAGGTGGTAAGATGTACTCAGCATTATGGGATATATCTCAAGAGCTGAGAACGCTATGGAAGTATGAAGAACTTGATGAAAAAGAATGGGATATGGTAGAAAGAATCCGGAATAAGTTCTTTGAGATACTAGATGATCATCAGATAAAATTAGATAAGTAACTAAATAAACCAACACATATGATTATTTTAAGGAAAGGGGAGGACAAGCAGGGTTACAGAGTATTAATGGTAAAACTTACACCACATTCAGAGACAAGGTTCTCTGTACAGAAGAAAGTTAAATTCTTATGGTTCTTTACTAAATGGGAACATGTATTAGATAAATATGGCATGCCTAAGATATTTGATTCCAATAAGAATGCATCAGCTTTTATTAACTTTCAAAAACGTTGGTAGAGAAAGTTACTAGAAAAACTATGAAGATTAGACCAAGCGGGAGGAGCACTGATTTCATTGCTCCTTCTTTTGGTCATGGCTGTTTGTATAACTGTTCTTACTGTTATATGAAAAGGCATAAGCCGGAAGGATTAACTATAGCAACAAATCCTATGGATATCCTGACAGCAATTAATAACCATGTTTGGTTTGCTGATATAGAAAAGCCTAATCAAACAGGAGAATATATTACTTATGACATCTCATGCAATGAAGACTTTGCTTTACATGCTAAGTATCATGACTGGGAAAGAATATTTGAGTTCTTTAGAGACCATCCACTTGCTATGGGTTCATTTGCTACTAAATATGTGAACAAAGAATTTCTTAAGTTTAATCCACAAGGTAAGATTAGAATAAGATTTAGTCTTATGCCGGAAAAATTAAGACAGATATTAGAACCAAACACAAGTACAATTAATGAGAGAATAAGAGCTATCACTAATTTTGTTATAGCAGGTTATGAAGTTCATTTAAACTTTAGTCCTGTTATTGTATATGATGAGTGGTTAGAAGATTACAAACATTTATTTGAGTTAATTGATGATGATGCCTATACTAGGGATAAATTGTATTTTAATCAAGCTTATAGAGATGTCAAAGCAGAAGTAATATTTCTTACACATAATAAGAAGAAACATGAGTATAATTTGGAACATAAAATTCCTGGCGAGGACCTTATTTGGAAGCCAGAAATCCAAGAAACCAAAATATCCCAGTATGGAGGAGAGAACATTAGATATGTATCATCAGACAAATCCAGATATATTGAAGAATTTAGAAAACTTCATGGTGATATTATACCCTGGAACACCATCAGGTATATTTTCTAAACTAAAATTTATGAGAGATACAAAAGAAATGCTAAAACTTGTGGCAGCAATTGCCGAAGAACATTATAATATTACTGATGGTGCAGATGGTAATCTGAACTATCTATGGTATATGTACCACAAAGGGTCTAAGAAAGATGAATTCCGCCCTTTTGTATATATGGCTGAGTTAATGTTACTAAAGAAGTATAATTATCTAAATGAAGCTGAGATAAGAAACATTGTAAGTATGATGAAATCAGATGATAGAGATAATCTTGCTATAGTAACATTAAGCATACAGAATTTAAGGGATTTAAGAATCAAAGAACACGGAGTGTATACTAAAGATAATGAAGCATATAAAGATCTAAACTATACATATGCTTTTGAAATCCTTAATCACACTGTGTTTATGGAAACAATGATAGAAAAGTAACATAATGGCAAACTTACAAAAGGAGTATATCATCAGAGAGATGAAACTTAAGAACAAGAACATACTCAATATGATTCCCAAAGCAGTGGAAAATTATGTTAAGTACAAGTATCAGTGTTCAACTTATTTAGCCAAACAAATTTCTAAAGAATTAACAAATGACGGAACAAGAACTAGTTGACTTTGGCTTTGATAAAGTAGAAGTCTCAGATGATGAAAGCCAGAATGGTTATGATTATTATTATTACATGCTAGACTTACTACCAGGTCTAAGTTTAATTTCATCAGCAAGTGATGAAAGCTTAGATGGTGAATGGAAGGTATATAACTTTGATTGGGATACTAAATCTGAGTTATCTAAACCTGCTATAGAGCACCTGATTCAGGTTGCTGTCCACCAAGGATATCAACGTCATCAGTAATTTTAGAGAGTTGTGCTTTTTCTGCTAGGATGTTAAACATTATCATAGCAGCAGCAGACTTATAACAATCATCTATTTCAGTTTGAACTATATCCATAGGAACGGGAGTTGTTAATACTTCTCCTGTTCTTAAATGGATTCTAGTACCTGCATCAGGATTCATTACATTAACAAATGAAGTTCTGGTAATGTGAGTTATATTGAGATGCTCAATATATTCTCCATCCTTGTCTTTTAGTACTATTGGTAGGAACATTAGATAATTGTGTTGTCTTCTATTTTGTAATTATTTACGGACACTAAATTATCAATTTTTGTTAGAATAGCAAACCCATGGTTCCATTCATTTATTTCCATGTAGTCTGGAGCTAGTTCACAAAGACATCCAAGGCTATATGCTCTTATTGTACTAGACTCACCGGTTCCATAAACTCTTTGTGAGCTTTGAGAACTTTTATGAAAGTGATTTACAATACAATTAGTCTTAAGTCTCATTAGAGCAGTTCTTGCTGGTACTACACCACCTGCTCCAGGAATCTTATCACCGTGTTCTATAAGGAAGTCACCAAAGATAACTTTGGTTCTAAATGGAAGATACTCTATTTTGTATTCAGCAACATGTAAGATTACATCTAATCTGAATTCATCCATGTCAAGTAACTCAGATGCTTTTATTCTAAGATATCTTTCAAACCTATTCTCATGGTTACCTGGTATAAAGTAAATAGGAATATCTGGGAATCTAGAACGAATGTATTCAAAGAACTGTTTACCTGCTTCTATTTCATTTTTAAAGTGAACCTTTCTTGGGTCTTTTTCATGAAAAGAAAGCTGATAGAAGTCTAATAAGTCTCCATTGATTAAGATACTGTCTACGCCTTCTGCTTCCATTTTATCACAAGCAGTTTCTATAGCATCTTCATCATGGTATGGTATGTGAAGGTCACCAATAACACCAAGTTTTCTACATCCTGTAGGAAATGTAAATGTTCCTCTCTTTTCTGATAAGGATGTTGGTAGGGATACAAAATTTTGCATTACATTTGTTTTAAGTTCTTTTTGAAACTCTTTATTGTTTAAGTGTTTTCTATGGTAATTTCCCATTTGACCTCTATAGTATCTAACTCTAGTATATACATTTTCAAATTTATCAAAGTATCCCTCATTTTCAGAGTAGATTTTTGTTGCTAAAGTTTTACTTGGTGAATTAGGAAATTTTTCAAGATATTCTAAAACAATTCTAGTTGTTTCTTTGGCATTGTTGGATAATTTGTTTTCCATAAGTACAATATAATATACAAAAAATAATCATATGTTTAGTTTCAAACTTACAAAGAAGAATGGGAATTTAGTGCATATTAATGAAAGCACAAAGATTTCTTATCAATTATTTCTTGATAAACTTCAAGAGGGTCAGGAAGTTGAGGTCTTTATGGGACTGACTTCAGACAATGGTAGCTTAGCACAATTAGCTAAGGTACATGCATGCATTAGAGAATTAGCCAAAGAGTCTGGCTATACATTTGATGAGATGAAAATTTTAGTTAAAAGACATTCTGGACTCTGTTATGATGGAGATGACGCAGAATACTGTAAGTCTTTTAAAGAATGTAGTAAAGATGAATTAGCAATGGCAATAGAATCTGCCGTTGAAATAGGCAGAGATTTAAATATTAATCTTTAGAGTTGTCATCTTCTTGTTTGACGATGTTTTCTATATTAATAGATTTTTCCTCAAAGAAATTGTTTGCAATTGATTCTTTTTCAATTTCAGCAATTATCAATGTAATTGTATAAAAAGCTTTTTCTAAGTCATTATGTTCACTATATGTTTTAGATAAAATGTTTTTGAGGATTTCCTCAGCATTTTCTTTTTCATTGATCAAAGTGAATAAATAGTATAATGTGTTTTTCAACATTAAATAATATATTTTATTGACTTTAACATTTACAATTGCATCATCTTTAAGCTCTTTAACTTTAGTTTCCATATTAAAAATAGTTTTAACAAATTTAATAAAAAATGAAGATAGAATCAGAAATTGACCAGTTTAAACAAAAAATATTTGAAAAACTAGAACCAAGTGGTTGGGGTAAAGTTTTTAAATCTTATATATTTAGTAGTGATTTTGAAGAACTACTTACTAGATTATATAAACTATCCACTAATGGACAAAGATTTACTCCAGGATTAAAAGATGTTTTTAGAGCATTTGAAGAATGTCCCTATGACGAATTAAAGCTGGTAATTGTGGGTCAAGATCCATATCCTACATTAGGTGTGGCAGATGGTATTGCATTTAGCTGTAGTAAGTCTGAGAAAGAACAACCATCTCTTAGATATATTCTAAATGAAGTACAAAAAATATATCCATTTTATGACAGACCTTTGGATTTGAAAAGATGGTCTAATCAAGGTGTACTTATGCTTAATACATCTCTTACAACTGAGGTAGGTAAAATAGGAACACATTATCATATATGGGAAGGATTTGTTGGATTTTTATTTGATCACTTAAATCATAATAAAAAAGAACTTACATATCTTTACCTTGGTAAAAAAGCACAGGAATGGGTAGAATTTGTTGGAGATAATAACCACAAAATATTTGCATCCCATCCAGCAAGTGCAGCTTACAATAAACAAAAAGAATGGAACTCAGATGGTGCATTCTTAAAAGCGCAACAAGTTGTTGCGGAGATTACTGGACACACAATACATTGGTAGTATGGAAGATATATTTTTAAAATTTGTCAAAGAGGGAATAACACCTAATAGTTATTATGTATTACACTGCATTAAAAGTAAAATGGTACCGCACTCTTTTATAAATAAAGAGTTAGAAACTAAAAGATTAATTAATGATGGTTGGCTAAAAGATGACTTGACATTAACAGATAAAAGTATTATCTTTACTACTGAAATTGATGGCTTCTTTAAGAAGTCTAAAAAGAAAACATCTAGAAATTTACTGGGAGATAGTTTTGAAGATAATATTAAGAAATATTCTGAAATATTTCCTAGTATCAAATTATCTAGTGGTAAGTATGCAAGATCTAATCCTAAAAACTGAGAGAATGCATTTAGATGGTTTTTTGAAACTTATGATTATGATTGGGAAATAGTTTTGCTAGCTGCAAAGAAGTATGTGTTAGAGTACAGAGAGATTAGTTATCAATATATGAGAACATCTCAATATTTTATTAGAAAGCAAAACACAGACAAGACTTGGGACTCAGATTTAGCTGATTATTGTGAGATGATTATAAACAAACCAGATGATGAAATAGTATTTATAAAAGAAAGATTGTTTTGATAGTAGTAAACTTAAAGAAGTTATTTCTTGGACTTGTAGGCAGTATCTGTTTATATTTAATAATTAATAACTTTATCGTGGAAATCAGTGTGTGGAAGTATATTCTTATAGAAGGTTTAATAACCTTATCTCATTGGATATATGATCAAATTAAAACCACCATTGATGAAGATTTTCTAAAGTAATCAATGTAATATGTATAATAATGCGAGCCCTTTAAAGGCTGTGAGTGAAAGAGACGCTCTTAAAAAAGCTCTCTATAAAATGAAAGCTAGACACAATGGTGAATTAAAATCATTGAAGACAGCTTGGGTGAATTTTAATAATGTTTTTTGTGATGGTCTAGAATGGAGAACTATTACAGTTGTTGGTGCTCGGCCAGGAACTGGTAAGACTTTATTTATGGAACAATTGGTTAATGATGTCATAATGATTAATCCTGACCAAAAGTTCAGAATACTAAAGTTTCAGTTTGAGATGCTGGATGAGACAAATGGCATTAGAAAATTGTCTATGAATGTTGGTTCTGATTACAATACTCTGATGAGTAAGGATAAACCTGTTGACAAACGTATTTTTCAAAAGTGTGTAGAATTTTATGAAAGTACTTCAAGTTATGATATAGTAGATGTAGTCTATGATCCATGTACAGTGGATGAGATGTGTGCTACTATTCATGCTTATATGGAGAAGCATAAAACAGAAAATGGTTTTACTAATACTTTAGTCACTATAGATCACTCAGCTTTATTTAAAGTTGGTAAAGGGCAGAAGGATAAGTTTGAGATGCTCTATGGTTTAGGTGAAGCTCTTACAGAAATAAAGAAGAAGTTTCCTGTAGCATTCTTGGTTCTTAGTCAGTTAAACAGAAATGTTGAAACTATAGAAAGAGCTAAAGATGGTACATATGGAAACTATATTCTTGACTCTGATTTATATGGTTCTGATGCTTTATTACAACATGCTGATGTAGTGCTTGGAATTAACCGTCCTGCTAATAGAAGACTTAAATTCTATGGACCTGAGAGGTATATTATCAACGATCCAGATTTATTAGTATTTCACATACTAAAGTCTAGAAATGGATTCATGGGTATGAACTTCTTTAAGTTAGATAGAGATGTCATGAGAATTATGGAAGTTGATCCACCACCAACATCACATTAAAATTAAAAATTATGTATAACAGAAAAGACAAAGAAAAAGAGTTGATGGAACATCACTCAAAGTTTTTAGAAAAGCTAACCGGTGGTTATCAGTTTACAGCTAAGACTGCATTCTATAGCAAGGGTAAGTTTGGAAGACAGATTCAGTTTTTTGAGAATGAACTAAACAAGGGAACTGATATCTATGTAGAATTAGTGGACATTGAAAGAGATGCAAGAGGAGCTGAGACAAATATGGTTCCTATGTTTTGGGAAAGACCACTGTTCAAGTATAGATACAATCCTTATTTTAAAGAAGAGTATGAAGTTAAAACTTCTACAAATTCTAGAGGCGAGGAGTATTCTGCATATGTTATTCCAACTTCAGAACTTGTTTGTGTAAACAAAGGGTCTGAAGAGATTCCTTACAATAGCTATGAGACACAGAGAACTGAAGAACCAAAAGAACAAAAGAAGCTAAGTGTCTTTCCAGATTTTGAGGAAGAGTTTGTTCCTAAACTCAAGACTCAAGAAGCTGATGAAGATGTATCTAGCATTCTTTTACAAATTGCCGAAGGTTTTCAAAAACTAGCACAAAAATTAAAGTAAAATGAGTATAGTACTTCCAACTAAAAAAGTAAAAGCTAACAGGGTTAATCCTAAAAGATTAATTGTGTATTCAAAGCCTAAAACAGGTAAGACAACTGCATTTGCAGGTCTTGATGATAATTTAATTATTGATTTAGAAAATGGTGCAGACTATGTTGAAGCCATGAAAGTCAAAGCTAATAATCTTCAGGAGCTAAAAGAAGTTGGCAAAGCTATCAAAGAAGCTGGTTATCCATATCAATATATTACTATTGATACTGTGACAGCTTTGGAAGATATGGTTATGCCGCTTGCAATTAACTTATATAAGCAAACGCCAATGGGTAAGAATTATTCTGGAGACAGTATTCTTACATTACCTAATGGTGCGGGTTACTTATATGTTAGGCAAGCATTCTTTCAAGTTTTAGATTTTATTGATACCTTAGCTCCCCATATTATTTTATCTGGTCATATTAAAGACAAGCAGGTAGATGATAAAGGAGAGATGGTTATGTCTGCAAATATAGATTTGACGGGCAAGATAAAATCTCTAATCTGTGCTAACGCAGATGCAATTGGTTATATGTATAGAAAGGGTAATGAAACCATTCTTAGCTTTAAAACTAATGAAGAAGTGACTTGTGGTGCAAGGCCAGAGCACTTGCAGAATGAAGAAATAATAATTTCTGAGATGAAAGATGGTAAGTTAAAAACTTACTGGAATAAAGTGTATAAATAATAAAAACAAACAAAATGGGTTTAAGTACAAAAGATCTAGTAAATGAGAATGGTGGTGGTGGAATGGCAAAAACTATTGCCCCAGGAAACCATACATTAAAAATCAACAGTGTAGTGTTAGAAGACTTTCAATTTATTGATGGTGCAAAACACTTAATACTAAATGTTGAGACAGAGCCAATTGATGGATTTGAAGGTTTTCTGATTGATAAAGATGATGAAAGCAAAGGAAAATATAAGGGTCAAATTGGTCGGGTAAAAGCTAGTCAGTATGCATTTGCTGATGGACAAACAAAGTCTGGAATTAAAATTCAAAGAGATAGATCTTTGATGATGTTCTTGGCTAACTTGTCTAAGGCAACTGGAATAATGAAATGGTTTGAGGAACAAGATAACAAGTTTAATACAATTGAAGATTTTGTAAGAAACTTTAGTGACAATGCTCCACTTAAAGATAAGTATCTAGATTTTTGTGTTGCCGGTAAGGAATATGAAAACAAGTCTGGCTATACTGCATATGATATGTGGTTACCAAAAGCAGAAAACAACAAGTATGCTTATGGTGAAGAAGGTTCTGATAGAATTCTTAAGTATGATGAAGCTAAACATCTTAAGAAACTTGAGGTAAAGCCAGTAGATAATTTTGGTGATGATGATGATGACTTCCCAACACCAGGAAAAACATCTTCAGATTTTAGTTTAGATTAACAGCTCCTAGATAAAGGGGTTGTAATGACCCCTTTATTTACTTAAATTGGGTTGCTATGATTTCTACAAAGAATTTAATATATGATTTAGCTGATGTCCCAAGAGAATGGGCATTTGAACATTATCTTAACCTAACAGAAAAGCTTACAGGACAAGATATTAAAATGAAGTCAGTATTTAATATACGTGAGAAGACACCTTCTATGTGTATTTATATTGAC